CCTCCATCTATGTTTTCTATGCCACCATGAAGGCTCGGGTCTTTTACGATGCCTTTGAAGATTCTGGATTTAAAGTGGGAGCAGGGCTGATTTGGAAGAAGCCCAAAGCCCCGTTCATGCGTACCGATTGGAAGTTCAACATGGAGCCCATCATCTTTGGGTGGCGGAAAGATGGGAAGCATAACTGGTATGGAGATCAGAAGCAGAAAGCGGTCTTTGAGTTCGATGGCATTAAAAGCAGTAAGGAAGATGGCTTTGGCCACCCTTCCAGTAAGCCCGTTCCCATGCTGGCCTATCTGATCAAGCTGAGCAGCCAGATCAATGGGGTGGTGTTGGACGGGTTCCTAGGGTCTGCTTCGACGCTCATGGCCTGCGACCAACTGGGACGCATTTGTTATGGAGTGGAACTGGAGCCCAAGTTCGTTGATGTGGCTGTGAAGCGATATCTGGCTTCCCATGAGAACGAGACAGTAACTGTCCTCCGGGATGGGAAACAGTATACCTACCAGGAAGTGGCGGGAACAGAAAAATAAAAGCTCGAAAGGCTACATTTTGCTTGCTATTATTCGCCTTTAGAGTGATGAATAACAGTACCAAAATACCCTAAGGAGGTACATATGATGAAGGCAGAATACAACAAACAAGGTGCAGCACGGAAGGAATTGGCGGATGCTATCAGCCAAATTACAGGAGAAAGTGCGAAATACCTGTTTCTTCCCACCAAGGCCTATCAAATCGGCAGCATTATGGTTGGGGAGACGGGTACGGTGGAATGTGAAGACGCAGCACTTTTCCAACAGGTTGTTCAGGACCTGGCAGCCAAAGGATTCCGCCCGGAAAACAGAGTCCCCATCCTGGAAGAAGGGGTGCAACCGGAAGAAACTCCTAAAACGGAGGGTGTCGATACCCTCACCATTTCCCTTCCAGATGATTTGATGGAAGAAGACTTTGCTAAGCTCCAGAACCTGGTGGCCTCCAAGGCCGGACTTTTCAAGAAGGCCTTGGGTACGGATGATCTGACCATCCAAAGGGAAGATGGCAAGATTTCCTTCCCCTGGTTCCATGAAGCTGACAGCACTAAGGCCCAGGCTTATTCCAAGTTGGTGGCAGCTCTTTGCCAAATGGCCAAGAAGTCCAAACGGATCACCGCCAATGAACATGAAGTCCCCAATGAGAAATACGCCTTCCGGTGTTTTCTCCTGCGGCTGGGCTTTATAGGAGCGAAGTACAAAGACTGCCGGAAGATCCTGCTGGAAAAACTCAGCGGTTCCGCGGCCTATCGGGATGGAGGGAAAAAAGATGCGGTTTCCCAATAAAGAAATGCTGGAATTTCTACGAAGAGAATATCCTTCCGGGACTAGGGTTATCCTTGTGCGGATGGATGATTCCCAAGCTCCGCCTTTGGGGACAAAAGGGACGGTAACCGGGGTGGATGATATGGGGTCCCTCCTGGTGGATTGGGACAACGGATCCCACCTCAATGTGATCCACGGGGTGGATGAAGTGCAAAAACTGAATAAAGACACGAAATAATTAATAATTATTCTCGAAATCCCTTGCTATTATGTGCGTTTAGAGTGATTAATACACATGCCAAAGAACACACAAACCTAGCGAAAGGATGACGAGAATTATGAAAACACTGCACTTCGGGATTGAAATGGAAATGACGGGGATTACGAGAGCACAAGCCGCCAATCTTATGGGCGCCTTTTTCGGGATGGGACGAGGTACCCATAAAGGCGGTGCCTACGACACCTACACTGCCAGCGATGCCAAGGGTAGAACCTGGAAAGCCATGAGCGATTCCAGCATTTGGGCGCAGAGAAAGGTGGACGGCCAGATCGAAGGAGCCACCAATGAGTATCGCACAGAAGTGGTTAGCCCCATCCTTTCCTACGATGACATCCCGAAGCTGCAGGAACTGGTACGGACTCTGAGAAAAGCAGGAGCCCTGGTAAATAGCTCCTGCGGGATCCACATCCATGTGGGAGCCGAGCAGTTCACTCCGAAAAACCTGCGGAACCTGGTAAACCTGATGGCCAGCAAGGAAGACATGATTTACCATGCTCTCCAGATCGATCCGATCCGGGAAGGCAGATATTGCCAGAAGACAGATTGTACTTTTCTTGCCAAACTGAACAAAAAGCAGCCTCAGACTATGGCAGAATTTGCCGATATCTGGTACATCCAGGCCCCCTTCGGACGGAATGAACATTACAATTGCAGTCGGTACCACGGACTTAATCTCCACGCCACTTTCACCAAAGGGACAGTAGAGTTCCGGCTTTTCAACGGTACCCTCCACGCTGGGGAAATCAAGGCATACATCCAGTTTTGCTTAGCGTTAGCCCATCAGGCCCTGACCCAAAAGAAAGCCTCGGCCAAAAAGACGGAGACGGACAACGAAAAATATGCCTTCCGGTGCTGGATGCTCCGGCTTGGGCTCATTGGAGACGAATTCAAGACCTGCCGGCTGCACCTGCTGAAACATCTTACTGGAAACGCCGCTTGGAGAAACGCCGCTTGAAGAAGGTAGCTACAGGTAGGGAACGGGGCCCCGAAGGCCCTGTTTCTCTCTCTTGTATACTTGCATAAATACACAGATTTTGCTTGCTATTATCTGCCTTTAGAGTGATTAATGTACATGCCAAAAGGCAAAGATACACAATCACAAGGAGGAAAAAACAATGACGAAGATGGAAATGATCGAAAGATTCTACGAGCGGAACGAGGAACTGGAAAGAAAGTTCGAGGCAGCCGAAAAAGCCGGGGACGCAAAAACCATGGATGCTTGCCAGGATGCCTACCAGGATCTTCTCCAGGAAGTCCGGGCTGAGGGGGAAGCCTTCGGGGATATGATGCGGCTTTACAGCGACATGAAAAAGCATGGCAACAGCCGGTTGGACCTTTCCGGGACCTACCGGGAACCAGAAAAGATCCTCGAAACCTTCCGGGAATTTGGGGTGACGGAATTCACCTTCTCCTCCACCTGGTCCAGCGCCATTCAGGTGGCCTGGGAATTTACCCAGATGGGCTGCACTCTTAAAGGAATGACCGAGATTTACGGATCCGGCCGGAAACTCATGAGCAACGAATACGAAAAAGTCCCCGCCTACCTCTTCAGCCTTTGAGAAGCGGGGAAAAACCAAAAGAAGGAGCCTGCGGGCTCCTTTTCTACTGCATATTTTAGAAGAAGGGAGGGAGCCCTATGCGGAAACTCAAAAAGTACAAGCCCACAAAATTCAAAGCTAAAACGTCCACCTACAACAAAGAACTGGCGGATTATGCGGTAGCCTTTATCGAGAGCCTGTGTCACACCAAGGGGACTTGGGCGGGTCATCCCTTTGAACTGATCGACTGGCAGGAACAGATCATCCGTGACCTGTTCGGGACGGTAAAATCCAATGGGTACCGACAATTCAACACGGCCTACATCGAGATTCCCAAGAAGCAGGGGAAAAGTGAGCTGGCCGCTGCGGTGGCACTCCTGCTCTGCTGCGGGGACGGGGAAGAAGGGGCCGAAGTCTATGGCTGTGCCGCAGACCGGCAGCAGGCCTCCATCGTTTTTGAAGTAGCGGCCGATATGGTCCGGATGTGTCCAGCTCTCAGCAAGCGGGTCAAGATTCTGTCCTCTCAGAAGCGGATGGTGTTTCGTCCCACCAACAGCTTCTACCAGGTTCTTTCGGCAGAGGCCTATTCCAAGCATGGGTTTAATATCCACGGGGTGGTGTTCGATGAACTGCATACCCAGCCCAATCGGGAGCTTTTTGATGTTATGACGAAGGGATCCGGGGATGCCCGGATGCAGCCCCTGTACTTTCTCATTACCACAGCCGGGACGGACACCCACAGCATCTGCTATGAAGTCCATCAGAAGGCCATGGATATCCTGGAAGGGCGGAAGCATGACCCCACGTTTTATCCTGTTATCTACGGGGCCGCGGAGCAGGATGACTGGACCGACCCGAAAGTGTGGAAGAAGGCCAACCCTTCTCTTGGGATTACCGTAGGGATCGACAAAGTGAAAGCAGCCTGTGAATCGGCCAAAGAGACACCCAGCGAAGAGAATGTTTTCCGTCAGCTGCGGCTGAACCAATGGGTGAAGCAGTCTGTTCGGTGGATGCCTATGGACAAGTGGGATGCCTGTGCTTTCCCAATACGGGAAGAGGATCTGGAAGGCCGGATCTGCTACGGCGGACTGGATCTTTCCAGTACCACGGACATTACCGCCTTTGTGCTGGTGTTTCCGCCTCTGGACGACCAGGACAAATACTGCATCCTGCCCTACTTCTGGCTGCCGGAAGAGACCCTGCCCCTGCGGGTAAAACGGGACCATGTGATGTACGACATCTGGGCCAAGCAGGGTTTCATCCAAACAACCGAAGGAAATGTCATCCACTACGGGTATATTGAAAAGTTCATCGAGAAACTGGGCGAATGGTTCAATATCCAGGAGATCGCCTTTGACCGATGGGGTGCCGTACAGATGGTCCAGAACCTGGAAGGGATGGGCTTTACGGTGGTCCCCTTCGGACAGGGATTCAAGGACATGAGCCCTCCTACCAAGGAGCTTATGAAGCTCACGCTGGAGCAGCGAATTGCTCATGGAGGGCATCCAGTCCTTCGATGGATGATGGATAACATCTACATCCGGAGGGATCCGGCCGGAAACATCAAGGCGGATAAGGAAAAGTCCACGGAAAAGATAGACGGGGCCATTGCCACCATCATGGGCCTGGATCGGGCCATCCGGTGCGGGAACAATGCCCACGAAAGCGTCTATGATTCCCGGGGCCTGCTTTTTGTATAGAAAGGAACCTTCCTATGAACTTATTTTCCAAACTCTTCAAATCCAGGGACAAACCCAGGAACAGTCTGCTGGGCGGCGGACACTGGTTCTTCTTTGGAGGTTCTTCTTCCGGGAAGGCGGTCAATGAGCGGTCCGCTATGCAGATGACGGCAGTCTATGCCTGTGTGCGGGTCCTTTCCGAATCCATCGCAGGCTTGCCGCTCCATCTCTTCCGGTACAACCGGGAGGGAAACGGAAAGACCCGGGACTTCCAGCATCCTCTGGCCGGGCTTCTTCATGATGCCCCTAACCCGGAGATGACCAGTTTCGTATTCCGGGAGACCCTTATGACCCACCTTCTTCTCTGGGGGAATGCTTTCGCTCAGATTATCCGAAATGGCCGGGGACAGGTAGTAGCCCTGTATCCCCTGATGCCGGACCGGATGGAAGTGTGCCGGGATGGGGACGGAGAGATCTACTATCTCTATACCAAGGCCACGGACGAAAATCCCAAAATCAAGGAATACGGTACGGTCCGGCTCCGAAAGGAGAATGTGATGCACATTCCCGGCCTGGGGTTTGACGGCCTGGTAGGGTATTCTCCCATCGCCATGGCCAAGAACGCCATCGGCATGGCCATCGCCTGCGAGGAGTTCGGGGCGAAGTTTTTCGCCAACGGGGCTTCTCCCAGCGGCGTTCTGGAGCATCCGGGGACCATCAAGGACCCCCAGCGAGTCCGGGAAGCCTGGCAGTCCCAGTTCGGGGGAAGCAGTAACGCCGGAAAGGTGGCCGTCCTGGAAGAAGGCATGAAGTATTCTCCCATCGGGATTTCTCCGGACCAGGCACAGTTCCTGGAGACGAGGAAATTCCAGATCGATGAAATCGCCCGGATCTTCCGGGTGCCGCCCCATATGATCGGGGATCTGGAGAAATCCACCTTTTCCAATATCGAGCAGCAGTCTCTAGAATTTGTGAAGTATACCCTTGGACCTTGGGTGTCCCGGTGGGAACAGGCTATGAGCCAGGCGTTACTCACTCCGGAAGAACGGACCCGGTATGAGATCCACTTCAATGTGGACGGGCTGCTCCGGGGAGACTACGAAAGCCGGATGAACGGCTATGCCGTAGGCCGCCAGAACGGATGGTTGTCCGCCAACGACATCCGGGAACTGGAAAATATGAACCGGATCCCGGAAGAAGAAGGCGGGGACCTGTACCTGATCAACGGAAATATGACGAAACTAAAGGATGCCGGCCTGTTTGCAGGCGCTGGCAATAAGGAGGAAACCCATGAAACGTAAATTTTGGAATTGGGTGAAAAACGAAGGGGAAGACACCCGTACCCTGTACCTTACCGGGGAAATCTCCGATGAAACCTGGTTCGGGGACGAAGTGACCCCTAGAATGTTCAAAGACGAGCTGATGGCCGGCAGCGGAGACATTACCCTCTGGATCAATTCCCCTGGGGGAGATGTGTTTGCGGCAGCCCAGATCTATAACATGCTCATGGACTATCCCGGTCGGGTAACTGTGAAGATTGATGGGCTGGCAGCCTCTGCAGCTAGCGTCATTGCCATGGCCGGGAGCCAGGTGGAAATGTCTCCCGTGGCCATGATGATGATCCACAATCCAATTACGGTGGCCATCGGAGACAGTAAGGAAATGCAGAAAGCCATCGATATGCTGGCTGAAGTGAAAGAAAGCATCGTAAACGCCTATGAAATCAAGACGGGCCTGTCCCGGAACAAGATTTCCAGGCTGATGGACGCAGAAACCTGGTTCAACGCCAAGAAGGCCGTGGAGCTAGGCTTTGCGGATTCCATTCTCTATACGGAAGAGAATAAAGAGGGAGAGCCGGACGTAGATGCCATGCTTTTTAGTCGGGCAGCCGTTACGAATTCTCTTTTGACTAAACTGTCCATCAATAAGAAAACAAAAGAACCTGCAAACGACAAGGTCCCCGCGGACAAACTCATGAAGCGGCTGGGCCTTCTTGTGCATTAAGGAGGAATATCCATGAATCAGATTCTGAAACTGAGAGAAGAAAGAGCCAACACCTGGGAAATGGCTAAAGCCTTCCTGGAATCCCATAGGGACAAAGACGGCATGGTCTCTGCGGAAGACAGCGCTGTTTACGACCGGATGGAAGAAAAAGTGATGGCCCTGGGAAAAGAAATCGAACGGCTGGAACGCCAGCGGAACATCGATGATGAACTGAACAAGACCATCGATACGGTCTTAAAAGTGAACCCCGGTGCCGGTAGTCCCAAGCCGGACACCAAAACTGGCCGGGCCAGCGATGCCTACACCAAAGCCTTCTGGCAGGCCTTCCGGGGGAAAGGCAACATGCAGGAAATCAAAGATACTCTGACCATCGGTTCTGATCCGGAAGGCGGGTACCTGGTCCCGGATGAATACGAACGGACCCTGGTGGCGGCCCTCCAGGAAGAAAACTTCTTCCGCAGCCTGGCCCACACCATCCGCACCTCCTCCGGAGATCACACCATCCCGGTAGTAGCCAGCCATGGGGAAGCGGCCTGGATGGAAGAAGGCAGTGCCTATCCGGAAAGCGATGACACCTTCAGCCAGGTGAACCTGGGAGCGCACAAACTGGGGACCGCCATCCGGGTGTCCGAAGAACTGATGAACGACAGTGTCTTTGACCTGGAAAGCTACATTACCCAGGAATTTGCCCGACGCATCGGGACCAAGGAAGAAGAAGCCTTCCTGGTGGGCGATGGGAAGCATAAGCCTCTGGGAGTGTTCCAGGGTGCGGAAGTGGGAGTAACGGCAGCGAAAACGGCCATTACCTTTGATGACATGATGGATCTGTACCACAGCCTTCGGACTCCTTATCGGAGAAATGCTTCCTGGATCCTGAACGATTCTACGGTGAAGGCTATCCGGAAACTGAAAGACAACAATGGGAACTACATCTGGCAGCCTTCCGTCCAGGTGGGCCAGCCGGACCGGATCCTCAGCCTGCCCTATCGCACGTCCAGCTTTGTGCCGGAACTGGCAGCCGGCAACAAGGCCATTGCCCTGGGGGATTATTCCTACTACTGGATTGCCGACCGTCAGGGCCGGAAGTTCAAGCGGCTTAGCGAACTTTATGCCGCCAACGGACAGATCGGGTTCCTGGCCAGTGAACGGGTGGATGGCCGCCTGATCCTGCCGGAAACCGTAAAAGTCCTGCAGGTCCAGGCCGGCTGATGATCACTTTAGAGGGAGGTGGTGAGTATGGCAGTGACGGGACTCATAACGATTGAAGAAGCTAAAGCCTATCTTCGGATAGATGGAAACGAGGAGGACAACCTCATTGCCCGTCTTATCGCCTCTTCTGAGCGGCTCTGCCTGGATATCCTCCGAAAGGAAGCACCGGAAGAAACGGCAGCCTTTAAAATGGCCGTCCTTTTTTCGGTGGCCTATTTCTATGAGCACAGGGAAGATGCGGATTATCACAATCTGCTCCTTACCCTGCGCTCTCTTTTGTTTGGAGAAAGAAAGGAAGCCTTCTAATGAAAATTGGGAAGATGGACAAACGGATTACATTCTTTCGTCCCATCCCCACAGAAGATGGCTATGGGGGTTTCCATACAGACTACGAAGAAACGGGACAGATCTGGGCCCAGGTGATCCAGACAAATTACGCGGAACAGGAAGCCCAGGGAACTCCCATGAACCGGGAGCAGCTGCGGCTGAAGATTCGGCCAAGAAAGGATATCCGGAGAGGGTGGCGGCTTCGGCTTTCTGGGGATCTCTATGAAATCGAAACGGTGGACAATACCTTCCGGGACAGCACGATCCTGATTGTCCATCGATATGAACAGGGGGTGTAGCCATGGCCGTATTTACGGTAAAAGTCCCAGAAGGGGAACTGAGCAAGGCCATCCGGCAGATCTCTGCCTGGGATGGGAAGACCCGTCTCCGGGTGGAAGCGGTCCTGAAAAGGGGAACCCATGCGGTGTATCGAGAAGCCAGGCAACGGGTGCCCGTACAAACGGGAAAGCTGAAGAAGTCCATTAAAACCCGGTTTTCCACAGTGAAACTGGAAGGCCAGGTGTACAGCCATGTACCTTATGCCCATCTGGTGGAATTTGGCAGCCGGGCCCATACGGTGAAACCTAAGAAGAAAAAGGCCCTACGGTTTTTTCGAGGCGGTCCTGTGTTTACAAAACGGTCCCGGATCCCGGCTCAGTCCGGGAAGCCCTTTTTCAAGCCGTCTTACGACTACGTAGAGCCCCAGCTGATCCAAGAGATCAAGAAAGCGATCCGTGAACCATGAAGCGATTACCCAATAATGCCATCCACAAGGCCCTGGTGGCCTTTTTGAAAAAGCATACGGGACTGGCGGTTTATGACTACGTTCCCCAGGAGGCAGTGCTGCCTTTTATTACCCTGGGGACCATGACCGTCCAAGATAAATCTACAAAAACCGAGGACATGACCCATCTGTCAGCTCACATCCATATTTACAGTAATTATAAAGGACGGTACGAGATCAACGCGCAGGCGGAGAAACTCATCAACCTGTTCGGCTTGGAGCAACTGGACCTTACGGGAGATGAATTCTACGTATCCGCCCAGGGGGTGGATTTCTACGAAACCTACCCGGAAGATGAGCTGGGCTACAGCGGAGTGATCACACTGGAAGTCCTCATCCAGAACATCCATAAGGAGGAATAATATGGCAACCACAACCTTTCCCAGCCGGAGCGAAGCCTCCAATACGGCTACCGCCGGCAAGGACTATTTAATCTATCTGAATGCTGGAGAATCGGACACCAATCCTACCTGGCTGCTCTTAGGGGGCCAGCGGAGCGGAGATCTGAGCCGGCAGGCAGATGAAATCGACGCCAGTAGCAAAACATCCAACGGGTGGAAATCCACCATTCCCGGCCTGCGGAACTGGTCCCTGGATCTGGAATCTGTGTACCTGGCAGGCGACAAGGGAGCAAAATTTCTGGAAGCCTCTTTCTTTGCAGGAAAGCAGGTCCACATCAAATTTGAGTACCCGGACAAAAGTTATGTGACTGGCTGGGGTTCTGTGACGGAATGCAGTCTGTCCACTCCTCATGATGACGTGGCCACTCTCTCTGGGACCATTTCTGGTGATGGCCCTTTAAGTGAACTGAAGAGTGCGGACGGCACGGTTATCCCCAACGGCAAATAGGAGGAATAGAAAACCATGAAGAAAATTGATTTTGAAGTCTTTGGTCCTGGCCAGTACCTGTATTTTGACATCGGCCGACTGATCCAGGTAGAGAACCTGACAGGCAAAAGTGCTGGGGATATTATCCGGAACCAGGAACTGAACTTGGGGATCCTGACGGCTCTTCTGTCCATCGGTCTCCGGCAGCACGGCATCAAAAATCCCCAGTGGTACGCTCATAAGATGCAGGAACTGATCGACGAAGGTCACGAGATGGAAGAATTTGTCCAGCCGGTGGTGAAGGCCATTGCCGGGTCCGGCATCCTGGGGAAAGAAGTGTATTATGCCATCTTCCCGGAGGAGGACCCTGGTAAAGAGCAGCCCAAAGGGAAAGCGAAAACAAAAAACTGACCGCGGGACAGGAAGAAGTCCCGTCTTTTAACGAGTGGCTAGGGTGGGCGGAAGAAGTGGCCTATGGTCTTTTGCATCTTCTGCCTGCCCAATTTTATGCCCTGACTCCCTTGGAATTGGACCGGATGGCAGAGTGCCGGGCCATGGCGGAACAACGAAAGAAATGGGAGACTGCCTATTGGGTGGCCTGCCTGATGAGCGTCCATACCCGGAAACCGGTACGGACGGAAAAACTGATGAAACCCTTCCTGCCCAAGAAAACAAGCAGCGAAATTGCAGCAGAGCGGGAGGCCTTCTTCGAGGAATTTAGACGGAAAGGAGATGAGGAACATGGCGACCATCGCTGACCTTCTGGTAAAGATCGGGGCGGATACCTCCGACCTCCGGAAAGAACTGAATGCCACCAAACGGCAGATCAAGTCCGCCTTCGGGAGCGAAGCCCTGGACGTGTCCAAAAAATCTCTGGCCGTCTTAGGGGGCATCGGGGCCGGTCTGGCTGCCCTGGGGGTGGCATCGGTGAAAGCCGGAGCCAGTCTCCAGAGTACCAAGACGGCCTTCACCAATATGCTGGGTAGTGCGGAAAAGGCCCAAGACTTTCTAGGGAAGATGCAGGAATTTGCAGCTAAGACGCCCTTTGAATTCAGCCAGGTGTCCCAGGCGGCCCAAAAGTTCATCGCCTTTGGATTTTCGGCAGAGCAAGTAATTCCCACCCTTACGGCAGTAGGAGATGCGGCAGCTGGTGTAGGGCTGGGAGCGGAAGGCATCAATCGGATCACCCTGGCTCTGGGGCAGATGGCGGCTAAGTCCAAAGTCCAGGCCGGGGAAATGATGCAGCTGACCGAAACCGGGATACCGGCCTGGAAGATGCTGGCGGACCAAATTGGAGTTTCTGTACCGGAAGCCATGAGCATGGTCTCCAAAGGAGCCATTGACGCGGCAACAGGCATCACAGCTTTAGTCAGTGGTATGGAACAATCCTTCGGGGGCATGATGGATCAGCAGAGTCAGACCATTAGCGGCACCTGGTCCACCCTGATGGATGGGCTGGAACAGTCTGCAGCCCAGGTGGGACTCCAGATTGCGGAATCCCTGAATCTCACGGGAATCTTTCAGTCCTTGGGGGATATGCTGACAAACTTTGCGGCAACGGTTCAGTCTTCCGGTCTTACAGAAGCCCTTCTGACGGCCATCCCGCCTGAATTCCAGGCTGGTATCCTGCTGATTGTGAGCACCCTGACGGGTCTTGCCATTCCGGCCATTGGACTTTTTGTGGCCAAGGTAGCCCTGATGGCCGCTCCCTTTGTGGCGGCAGTTGCTGCTGCAGCTCCTTTTATTGCGGCTGCGGCAGCGGTGGCCACGGCTCTCTTCGCCATCTGGAAAAGCGGGATGACCGTGGAAGATGTGCTGGGGGCCATGGGGATTCAGATGGAAACGGTTACCCGGGCTGTGGATGCCGTTCAGGCAATGATCAGTGCGGCAGCCCAGTCCATTATTGCCAATCTTCAGGCGCTGGAACCGGTGTTCACTTTGGTGGCTGCGGTGATGGGAGCGGCTTTTTATGCATCCCTGCAGATCATCGGCGGGGTGGTAAATGGCGTGCTGAACTTCATCAGCGTCCTCAGTGAATGTGTCACCTGGATCCTGAACGCTTTCACCTATCTGGTGGAAGGCATTGGGGCCTGTATCGATGAAGTGGGAAGCATCTTGTCTGACATGGCGAACAGCATCCTTCCCTCCTGGGCTTCCAGCGGCCTTTCTACCATTGCCAATTTTGTCAGCGAAGCCATCAGCTGGCTCTCCAGCCTGATCCAGAAAATCCTGGAAACCAACGATGCCCTGGGTTCCATGGGCGGGGAAGGTGGCGGAGATGGCGGCGGGGCCGGCAGTGCAACCGCCAAACGGGAATTCAAGCTGCCGGACTTCAGCAACCTCCGGGGCGGGGGAGGAGACATCCCCGTCCCTTCCGGAGGAGGCGGCGGAGGTGGCTCCGGTGGTGGCGGCGTTGGGGGCGGAAGCTCCGGCGGCGTAGACCAATTGGCCAGTGCCGCTGCCCAGACCAGCAAGAGCATCGAGGAAGAATGGTTCCGGACCTTCCAGGCCAAGAGTGCCCTGGTGGACCGTTGGTACAAGGAAGAAACCGATGAACTGGAAAAGTCCAAATCCGCCAATGAGAACTACGAACGGGATAAGACTCGTCTGGCGGAACTCTATGCCCAGAAGCGTCTGGACGCTCTTGCGGAAGAACAGACCAAATCCCGGGAACTGATGAATAAGGCCCGGGACCTGTCTTTTGATGCCGTAACCGCCAAGCTCACCCTTTATGGGTCCAAACAGGAACAGGAAGTGATGAAGATGCAGTCTGATATGGAAAAAGCCGTAGCTTCCATCGATGATAAGTATGCCAAGCTGTCCCAGGACTTTATTAGCCTCACCAGTACAGAAAAGGCTGTATTCCTGAATGCCTTGAAGGAAAAGGGCATTGCCTATGAACAGGCCAGTGCCAATGAAATTGCTTTTGACAAACAGGCCAATTTGGAAAAGGCCGCGGCCTACAAAAGTTACATGGAAGAGCGGAATGCCTATTTTGCCCAGGGAAAAGACATCCAGGCAGCTATTGACGAAGCCTACAACCAGAACTCTCTGGCCATGCTGCAGGAAACCCTGACTGCAGAGATGGCCCTCCGCCAAAGCAACATGGATGCAGAAAAATCTCTGATGGATACCTACCAGGAAGCCTATATGAATGCCCATATGGGGACCTTGGAACTCATCGCAGACATGGCGTCCACCACCTTAAGTGGCCTGGAGACCGCTTTTACAGATATCCTGACCGGTGCCAAAAACGCCAAAGATGCCTTCCTGGATCTGGGGAAGGCCATGCTGAAAACTATCGCCAGCTATTTTTCCCAGATGCTTTCCGGGATGCTGGTGACGGCCCTATTCGGGGATAAGCTGAACGCGGCCAGTGCGGCTAAGACCGCAGCCCAGGGTACGGCAGCGGCCGGAGCTCTGGCTCCTGCTGCCTGGCTGAAACTGGTCATCGATCCGTCTGCTGGACCAGTGGCCACGGGCCTTCTGACCGGAGGTACGTCCGCAGCGGTGGGGATCGGCATGGCGGCTGCAGCAACCAATACGGCTGCAGGAGCGGCACAGGGAGCTGGAAAGACACCCCACTATGCCAAAGGCGGGTATTTCACAAGACCTCTTATCGGGGTCCTGGGGGATGCGGGGGACGAAGTGGCCCTGCCCCTGAACCGGGCTGTGTTCGACAGCATTGCCGAAGGCATTGTGAATTCCAGTGAAACCACAGACAACCGGGAAGTAGCGACAACTTTCAACAACTACGGGGACATCAACAACGCCGCGGATCTGGATGATCTGATGGATGGGTTTACCGATGCTGTGCTGGCGGGATTGAGAGGTGCATAACATGCAATTCCCGGAACGAAAAGAAATCGAACAAAATTTCACCATCACCAAAGATGGGGTGGAATACAAGCTCCCGGCCCATTGGGGTCTGACGGACAGCGGCAGCTATACCTTCCGGAATAAGCTCCAATCCCGGGCCTTTGCCCATGGCAGTGATGCAGTGGGGGATGGGAAGATTGATGGCCGGACGATCCAGGTGGAGTTTTCCATGGAGGGGGCTACGGAGGAAGACCATGACGAAGTGCTGAACGAAGCCTATACCTTCTTTGGACAAACGGATTATTCCTTATTGGCCGGCCGCCCGGACCGGGTCTATCATGTGGCCTGCTTGTCCAAGATTAAGCACAAGTTCGAGAACGGGTTCAAGCAACGACGAAGCAACATCACCGTGTCTCTTCTCCTGGCAGACCCGTTTCGGTACGAAGTCCAGGAATCCAAAGTGGTATTCCTCTTTCCCCAGGCAACGGTGCAGGCCGAGATGGTGCTCCACAACCTGGGGAGCGTGGATACACCTCTCACCTTTCGGTTTATCCCAAAAGACCGGATGACGAATCTTACCATCTGGCACCAGGAAGCAAAAGAAAAATTTACCCTAACAGATGCTCTCCTGGTAGCCCCCAAGACTTCCATTGTGAACGGCCGGGAAGGAACAGTGTGGCGGGATAAGGATAACAGCATCAATGCCTTTGCGGGAACATTTCTCCATGCCAAACCGGGAGCCAACCTGTTTCTCTATACGGGCGGGGCAGGGACGGTGGAAATTACCTATACCAACAGGTGGTTTGTATGACGAATTTCATCTTTGGACGGGGCCTCTTCGGCCGGTGGATTTTTGCAGGGCCCACCGGTGAAGGCGCAGGCAATAGTGACCGGGGCAAGGTCCATGAGTACTATCCCGGCCAGTTTGTGGTCTATGCCTACAAAAAGGACGGAACCCGGACGGCGATTTTCGGAGGGGGAAGTGAGGCCAATGCCCTGAACGAAGTAACATTTGAAATCACCAGTACCGGCTGTGGCCAGTGTCAGCTGACTTTCTATCGACAGCCTTCCAATACGCAACTGGACTACATGCAGCGCATTGACATCCACCTCTATGGGGACCGGAAACCCTGGTACAGCGGGTACATCATCAGCCGGCCCATTGAAGGGACTACGGATACCAAGTTCGTATATAAAGGGTACGGTTTCTACAACCGGCTGGAAAATGTAATAATCTGGAAAACCTACGAGAACACCGATGTAGGGGACATCGTCCGGGACATTGCCCGGCAAGTGGAACGGCAGACTCTCCAGGTGGTCTACAACGACAGCAAGATCCAGAGGGTGGGGTACAGTCCTACCAAACTGGTCTTTGACGGAGTAACGGTGAAAGAAGCCTTAAGCACTTTGGCGGATTTTGCCGTGGATTACGTATACGGGGTGGACGAATACCGGTGTCTGTACTTCCGGAGACGGGAAACTTCCGTCAACGAACAAGCCCGGCTGACCGTGGGAAAACACATCACCTCCTATACCCCTTCCTGGGATGTGTCCAAACTGGTGAACTGGGCCCGGATCAAAGGTGGCAGCGTGGATGAACAGGGAGAGCAGTGGCTGTGTATCGTTGAGGATAAGGACAGCCAAAACAGCTACGGGGTCCACCAGGCTGTTTGGAATCTGCCGGAAGCCTACGCTGCCGCAGATGCCAAACGGTGGGGCGAAAACCAGATCAACCAGTACAAGGCTCCGGTAAAATCGGCCAAGATCAGCGGAGTGCGGCTAGAGTATCCCTATCCGGATGGAACCTTTAACGTCCGCCATATGTCCACGGACGGGCTGGCCGAGATAAGACGTCTTGATGGCAAGGCAGATACCTATCCCATCAAGAAAATCAAATACACCTTATCCGGCGCCAATGGAATCAAGACCGAAATGGAACTGGGAGAGCCTCGGTTTTCCGTGGATCGCTATCTGACGGAAATCGAACGTCGGTCGAAGAATATTGAACAATCCCAGGCTTCGGCTCTGAAACAATGGAAAGGAGGAAGTTGATGGCCATCCATGATTATCGATTCAACCCCTTTGAAAATACCTTCGACATCAAAAAGATTTTTGACGAACCCCATGTAATCCCTAGCAACAGTCCCTATACCATCCGCCTTACGGAAGTGCCCCAAAAGACATCGCCCACCACCCTGCAGGTGAAGTTTCAGAACGGGGCGCTCCTGACGGAAGTATCGGAAGAGCCAGCCCAGGGGCAGTATTGGCCGGACTACCTGACTACGGAGCACGGCATTGAGGGTTGGAATACCGGGACATTGAAATTTTCTGCTGCAGATGCAGGGAAAACGATCTTAGTTACCTATAACGGGATGGGGACCTTAACCGATGATCGGCTCATTGACCAGGTGGAGATTTCCGTAACGTCCAGCACTCAGGCAGACAAGGACGCCCGGGTGATGGGCTTGAACTCCTGGGACGTAGAGACTGGACCTACATCGGCACCGGGACTGCAGTCCATCAAGTCTGCTTACCATATCCGGAAACACCGGGGGATCCCGGCAGGAACCTACACCCTCCGGCGTATCCTCCAGGAACTGGTGAACCGGTCCCATACGGAAGAATACTGGAAAGAGAATTCTCAGTGCAACTGCAACTGTAATTGTGACTGCAGCGACGATTCAGGAGGAGGCTAAGATGCTGGTCATTGACGAAAATAAAAACATCCAGGTGTCCCAGTACGACACCTTTTCCATCCGGTTCCGCTTTACCAACTACAAGCTGACCCATGCGGACAAGGTGGTCTTTGCCATAAAGAAGACCACAAACTCTTCCGAGGTGGTCTATTCGGATAATTTCTACAATCCGGACAACAACTTCGTTGACGTGGTGGTGCCCAAGGGAGCGTTGGATTCTCTGGAACCTGGGGCATACATTTATGACCTGGCCATTATGAACAGCGAGACAGAACGGATCCTCACCTGCTTCTTTACCAAATCTTTCATCATTAAGGGGGTGGCCCACAATGTCTGATGCGGCCAATGTAGAAGTGACCCTGACCGTCCAGAACAACAGTGAAGTGGAAATGGGGGATGTAGTGGATGGATATGCAGCGGATCAGGCTAGGGAATACAAGGAAAAGGCCGGGGAATATGCGATGAATGCCTTAAACAGCCAGAATATGGCGGAAGCCTGGGCAGAAAGCGACAGTGCTCCAGCTGGGGAAGGCACCCGCTCGTCTAAAGTTTGGGCAGATACAGCCAGACAATGGGCGGAAAGCATTTCGGAGCCGGACGGGGTTTCCGGGGCAAGGTCCTCCAAGACATGGTCTGAAACAGCCAGAGCTTGGGCAGAGAGTGATACAGAACCGGATGATCTTTCTGGGTCCAAGTCGGCCAAGGCCTGGGCTGAGGCCTCTTCAAAAAGCGCAGCATCAGCAGCCGGTAGTGCCAATACCGCTGCTGCCAGTGCCAAAGCCTCTGCCAGCAGTGCTGCTGCAGCGAAGACGTCTCAGGAAGGAGCCACCACCCAGGCTACCCTGGCAAGGCAAAGTGCCACAAGTGCTGCCGAGAAATTGGCCCAGATGCAGATTGACCTGAAAGTGAAAGCGGATGTGGACAGTCCGGTCCTCACCGGAACGCCTGTAGCCCCGACTCCCGCAAACAATGCCCAAGGCACTCAGATCGCCAATGTAGCTTATGTGAAGCAGAAAATGGCAGAACTGATTAATGGCTCAGATGCTTCCCTGGATACCCTAAAAGAATTAGCTGATGCCTTGGGGAATGATCCCAACTTTGCCACCACCATCATGGCAGCTATCGGGAAAAAGCTGGATGCTACCGCAATGGCCCAGGCAGCTCTGGCAGATGGGAAGGGAAATAACATTGCAGAGACCTATGCCACCAAGGCGGAACTGACTGGAGAGACGAAAACTCTTGCTGCCGTGGCGAAAAGTGGCAGCTATACGGATCTTTTGGATAGACCGCTTATCCCGGACAAAACTAGCCAGCTGACCAACGACAGCCGCTTTGTGGCAGCGGATGCAGAAGGGAATGTGACTTTGACCGGTACGCTTACCGCTGCGAAAGTTTACAACGCAGTCTATAACGACTACGCTGAATTCTTTCCCCGGGGTGACGATACCCAGCGTGGTGACATCATTGCCCTGGATGAAACATCCGGTAAAGAACAGTACAGCAAGGCAACTTCCAGCAGTCAGTGTGTGGTGGGGGTCCATACGGAAGATTTTGCCTCCATCATCGGCGGTCGGACACTTTCTCCAGGGGATGATATCCTGAAGGTCAATCTACCCACCTATATCCCGGTAGCCCTGGCCGGTCGTGTCCCTGTCCGGATGTACGGGAAAGCCAAAAAGGGTGGATGGGTCATCCCTTCGGAGATGCCGGGAGTCGGCCGAATGGCCCTTCCGGGAGAAAACATCACCCAGGCAGTGGGGCAGATTGTAAAGGACGATACCGCAGAAAACGTGCGGCTGGTAAAAATCATAGTAAGGAGTGGAAGATGAAATACTTAAGACGGAACATCAATACGGTATTCCTCATGTTGGGGAATTCCTGCAACATGAATTGTGCCTACTGCCTGCAGCATCCTTTGGTCCATAAGCCTTTAACAGGTGAGGTGAATCCCGAAATCTACGACTTTCTGGAGGAAGTGTCTGGAGACAATACCCGGCCCCTCCACCTGCAGTTTTATGGTGGGGAGCCTCTTTTGTACTTTGGGACCATCCAGGAAGTGGTGGCTGTGGTGAAACAGCGAAAATTGAACATGACCTTTGGCATCATCACCAACGGGCGGGCTCTGACGGACGAAATGGTCCGTTTTTTTAATGCCCATCAATTTTCTGTCTGTGTGTTCTGGGATGGTCCTCATGTGAGGGAAACAAGAGGGTATGATGTGTTTTCTGTGCCGGAAACCCGAGAACGGATCCTGGCCCTGGAGCATCTCTGTCTTTCTGCCGTCCTTTCTGCCAGGGCCTATCCCCGGGAAGTCCTCCAGGCCTTCCAGCAGATTTCGGAAGAGTACAGTGCCATCCATGGCTACCAGGTTGCGGTGAACCTGGACGAAATTATGGACACGGGCCTTCCGAGGAAAAGCCTCCTGGACATTGACTACGGCCGGGTGGAGCGGGAAATGAAGGAAATGACGCTCCGGTTTCTGGATGGCTTCGGAAAACGGGTTCCTCCAGAAAGATATACAGAAGAAGCCTATATCCGGCAGCTGTTTCATGCTTTGAAGGAATTCTACCTGACAGGAAAGGGAAAGTGGAACCGGTATACGTCAGCCTGCGGAAATGGGCTTACAGTGCTGAACCTGGACCTCCAGGGGAACCTTTATCCCTGCCACAATACATCTCGGAAGGCGGGCACCATCCAGGATGGATATTCCACCTATTTGCAGCGGATTCTTGCGGGAGACCATACCCATGAACATCGAAAAGAGTGCCTATCCTGTACAGCTCTTGCCTTCTGCCAGGGAGGCTGCAAGCTGGTGGGGGATAAAGCCCGGAAGGAGTCCTACTGCAGGCTGAAGCGGGCCGTCTTTACTCCGGTCCTTATGGCCGTCCAGCAGTACGGGCAGAAGTTATTGGAGAAGAACCATGGCAAAGAACGGAACCATCAATAAAACTTCTTTTACAGATACGTCTGCCCTTGGGGATACCAGTGAGCTCAAAGTAAAGGCCATCCATGTGACGGAACTGCAGACAGCCCTGGAACAGCTCAATACCTACGCGGCCAATGTGGACAACTGCGGGAACTGCGTGTATTGCCAGACTTGCCAGGGCTGCCAGACCTGTCAGGGATGCCAGAGCACAAAATGCCAGTCCAGCTCTTGCCAAACCTGTCAGAGCATCAGCCAGTGCAGCTCAAGAAACTGCACCTGCCAGACAAGAGGGCAATGTGACTGCAACTGCACTGGTGGCAACTGTAACTGTTCGGACGATTCGGGAGGAGGACCCTAAGATGGCAAGTCAGAACGAGATTGTGTGGAAAAAGGACCTGACGGACATCCAATCGGGTCTGGAAACTCTTGCCACAAAGACGAAGATTTCCATCGACATTTCCTCGATGAACTATGACAAGGTGAAGAAAATCAACGTGGCAGCCCTGGAAACAGCGGTGAACAAGCTAGAGGAGGCCTTTTCGGGAAACTGTTGCCAGGCCAACTGCTGCCAGACTTGTCAGGGGTGCCAGTCTTGCCAGACATGCCAGGGATGCCAAAAATGCCAGACCTGTCAAGGGTGCCAAACCTGCCAGGGGTGCCAGAAATGCCAGTATTACATGACCAAGAACTGCAATTGCGACTGCAACTGCAATTGCTCGGATGACAGCTAAAGGAGGAACAACTTATGATCATCGCAAAAGGAAACGTAAGTACGGTGGAAGGGCCTGTGCCGGTAGAGAATCTAAAGCCAGGAATGCTGGTGGTGGATCGGGGCCATCGAGCAAGAATTCTGCTGAAAATAGAACAGGTCCAGCTCCATCAGACACTCCATTTTGAACGGAACCAAGACCTGGTCTTGGCAGGGAACAGCATCCTTTTCACTCTTACTGGGTTGCGGAGTGCCATCTCCCTCAAAGGCGTGCGGAAGGCTATGAATGGGCGAATCCAGATGCTTTTTGAAGGGAGAAAGATGCAGGAGGATGTGATGAAAATCAAAAAGGAAGAAGTCACCGGCTATCGTCTGACCATCGAGGGCGGGAGGGACGTCTTGGTCAATGGGTACGATGTAGCAGACAAGGAGGAAGGGGTATGCTGAAGATCTATTACAACGAGGAATCCAATGCTGACTACTTGATCCACCTGACTCTCCGGGGTGATTACTGTAAGGCGGAATGCACCAGCAACAGCGAAAGCCGGAAGGGAGCGGATGTGATCGAGGCCATGCATCCTTACAGTTCCTACGTTCTTACAGAAGGAAACGGAACCGTGAAACTGTTCCGCCGTCCCATGGCCTCGGACTATCGGTTCCTTGACCTTAACCGGCTGGGGGTATCCATCAAGCTGGATTTTGCCGTTCTGACCCAGCTTTATGGAAATACCACCATCCTCGATATCGATACGGGCATCATGGCGGAAGGCCAGCGGGACATTGTGGTGCGGATGTTCAATGGGCAGAAGGAAAACCTGACCATTGACACGGACCAGGAATACGAACTGTTGCCCTTTAACACAAGCGACTTGATTCTGGGGGATCATCCCAGGATGAAACTGTGGGACAGTTACAGCCTTTCCGCTGGGGGCCGGGAACTTATGGCCAATCGGAAAGGATACCTGATTGACGGAGATCCGGAAGAACCCTTCACCCCGGAAGGAGATAAAGATTATATCGATTTTACCATCCAAAAGTACAAGGGAGATTTCTCTACGAAGGAGAAGTTGAACCGGGACATTGATGACGAAGAAGTCTTTGTAGAATCTTCTGCCGGCCTTGTGAACAACAGACGGGTAAGGATTGTGAAGGGAACGGGCAGTTTCCGCTTGTATCCCTTTGGGTACGAAGGCCCGGTGAAGATCAAGCTGGGCAGGAAGTGGTACGAAGTGTGGAACGACTATCTGGTGTTTGTTGGAAAGCAGGGGTAATATGCAGAAAAACAAGATGGATTTACCGACACAGGTTCAAATCACTCTCTATCTGGGCAGTCAGTGCAATCTCCACTGTGCCTATTGCCATCGGGAGGCTTCGGATGGGGAAGGGGGCATTTCGGAAGAATTCTTGGCGAAATTGAAACGGAATCCTCCTGGAGCCATCAAGTTCATGGGAGGGGAACCTTTGCTTTACATGAAGGAAATCCGGAAAGTGGTAGAAGCAGTGCCCCAGGCGAAGTTTGCCGTTAGCACCAACGGCATCGGAATCGAAAAGCATCTGGATTATTTCCGGGAACATCACTTCCAAATCTGCATCAGCTATGATGGGGCGCAAAAGGACCTGCGGGGATATGATCCTTTCACCGCTCTATTAGATTACCCGGACCTGGCCGTTTCCACTACTCTCTACCATGGGAATACGGACTTAGGGGCTATTATGGACCGTTTTAGGGAGAAAGAGAAAGTCATCGGACGTCCTCTTTCCTTCTTTCCTCACCTTATGCATGTAACCAGCGAAGCCAACCGGCCTTATGCCTTGACCCAGGAGGACTATGATTCAATCCTGGAGCAGTATAAGAAATATGGGGGCCTCTACTTGTCCCGGCTTCGGAAGTTCGGCATTCGGGACAAGCGGTATGAAGGTCTTTACCAGACCCTGGAACGGCGCCGGGAAGTCCAGTACATGTACGGTGAGACCTACTGCAGCAACCGAACCATCCGAAAGGTGGATGCCAAAGGGCAGGCGTATCCCTGCCTGTACATCCGAAAAGAGAAACTGGGGACGGATTGGTTGAAAGAACAGCAGGCCCTCCTTGATTCCATCAACCCTGGGTGCCGGCAGTGCTCCGTATACAATATGTGCGGCGGGGCCTGCATCGTCAGTCAGGAACATGAACTGGAGTGCCGGTTCTATAAAGATCTCTATACCTGGTTCCAAAAGGAAGTGATCCGACCATGAACTGGATTTATATCTTCCCGGAAGCCATCCATACGGAAGATACCATTTCCCTGGATCTGGAAGGAAATCGGCTGACTTTTTTCTGTAACAGCCAGCGGGTGTTCATGGATCTTGCAGCGCTGCGGAGCGGATCCTCCACAGTGATCCTGAAAAATCCCATCACAGGGACTCTTTATCCCTTGTTCAACTTCCGGGAAATTCTCCAGGTAATGGATTTGGGCCCCCAGGAACTGCTCCAGACTCTTCGCATTAACGCCTATGTGCAGATCGATAAGTCCGGGAAGGATTCCTTTATTAAAGTGTTCCTGCCCAGGGGCCAAGGGGAATTAAAGAGCAGGACTCATGACTTTTCCCGCTTTCCCCATGTGGCCATGGCGAATCTCCATAAGCTGGACAGGGCTTTTAGCTGGGCCGTGAAGGATGTAAAAGCCCAGATTCATTATGGCCGGATCGAGGGATCCCTGGTGTTGGAACGATCTGCTTTCTGGAAGGAACCGGTTTATGTAAGCCATGCCGGACAGACCCAGGAGCTAACCGAAGGGGAAAACTGGTTTTCCTTCGTCTGGAGTCCGACGGAAGATGTATACTGCGGTCCCAAGTGCGGACGGTATAAAGGACGAGCCCTTCATCTAACACCCGGCTGCTAGTTCACCAGAAAGGAGGGAACCAACATGGATTTCATCAGCTACACCTTTGTGAACGCAGTGATCAGTGCTCTGGCCGTGTTCGGGTGCTGGCTCATCCTGCGTCCTCAAAAGATCGAAAATCGAGCGCTCCATAAGAGCATCGACAATAATACCAAGGCTCTGGAAGATTTGACAGGGCTGATCAATGAAATGCGAGTGGCCCAGGCAAGTGTGGAGACAAATATTACCAATCTTTGGCACCGGTACAAAGATCTGAAGGGAGAAGTGGACAGAATCCATGACCACAATCGGAATCTGGGGAATACATCATGTTTGAAAAAGTAAAGGGATTCTTATCTAAGGGACTGGATGCAGTCAAGGTTCGCTTGAACCAATTCCAGCAGCCTATCAAATGGATCGTCATGGGATATCTTGTGACGGTCTTTCTTTTTGTAGTTTCCTATTATGGATTCTGGATGTATCTGGCAGTGACAGGAAAGATCCAGCTGCCGGATCTCTTGGCCATGGTACGGGAACTAGTGGGGCCTGCCATGGTAGGGTTCGTCACCTTTATTGCAGGCTGCTTTGTGGATCTTGATGGAAATGGAGTCCCGGATCGTTTTGAAAAGGAGAAGGATAAGAAATGAAGATTTTTATTAATCCTGGGCATATGCCCGGTGTGGATAGTGGGGCTGTCAATGAAGAGTACGGAGTCACCGAAGCGGATATCGTAAAAGAAATCGGAGCCGGAGTCCAGCAGTACCTGAACCGGGTAGGCTATGACTGCATGCTGGTCCAGTCCGACAATCTTTGCGGGGAATCTCCCAACTATACCAATATCTGTGCCAGTGCTAATGGGTGGAAGGCGGACGTTTTTCTTTCCATCCACTGTAATGCGGCCGCTGCAGAAGAAGCCCAGGGGACGGAGACACTGGTGTACAGCGAGAACAGTGAAGAAACTCATGCCCTGGCGGAATGCATCCAGGATCAGATCGTCCAGAGCCTGGGGACCGTGGATAGGGGCGTAAAGGAACGGCCTGGGCTGGCCGTACTCCGGGAAACGGATATGCCAGCCGTTCTTGTGGAAACGGCTTTCATCACCAACAAGGAGGATGTGCAGCTTCTGATGAATCAGAAAGACGAATTTGCTCGGGCTATTGCCCGCGGGGTTACGGACTATGTGGCCAGGAAAGGATAAGAGACTATGAATATGTGGCGGATCAGCGATGAATTTTTGTTAGGATATCTTTTAGGTATTTTGACCGGTATTCTTCTTTCTACTTTGGTTATCTAGAGAAAGCGGGTGGGGATGATTGAGAAAAAGCGCCTGGGTCTTGCTGTTTTGCTTGTTATTCTCTTTTCCGCAGGTGTCTTGGGCCTCTGCGTATACCATAACAGAAGAGGAACTGACCCAGTTGGGGCAGAATATCAGCGAGCTGCAGACCATCAACAACAGATTACAGAAGGAATCCAGTCAGCAGAAGAAACGCATGGAGGAATTGGAGCAGCGATTGACCGAAGCACAGACCGAATTACAGAAAGCCAGGGAACAGTCCAATCGGCTCGGGAGTCAATTGAAAGATCTGGAGAGGACCTCGATCAGGCAGGAAGAATCCTTGCGGATTGCCAACAAATCCTTAGCCGCATACGAGAAAGAAACCAATAGAACACAGAAACGGCTGAAGGCACAGCGGAATTTGGCTTATGGGATAGGTACGTTTTTGCTGGTGGCTTTGGTGCGGACATGAAGAAGAGGCTGTGAAAAGATGATTTTCATTTTTTCACGGGGATGTCAAGAATTTTGTGTTTTTAGATTAACCAATCGTATTTAGCAATCAGTTTGCTCATACGTTCGTCAATC